GTCTCGGCCGTCAGCTGCCGTCGCAATACGCCGCCACGCGCGCCTCGAGCGCGCCGCGCAGATCGGTGAGCCGCACGATGCCGTCGGGCACCGCCGCCTGCGCGGCGCGCACGGTGCGCGCGACGTGCCGCCGCGAGGCGGCCGCCTCGTAGACGACGCCCCCGTCCGGCGCGACGCCCTGCACCACCACCGGCTCGCCGCCGGCACGGCGGACATCGTCTTTCGATTCCGGGTAGTCGAGCAGCAGCGCCAGCGCGCGCTCGGTCAGCGTCGGCATACGCCGGAAAATCTCCGCCTTGGTGCGGTTGCTGGTGAGCAGCACGCCGGCGGCGCGCGCCACCCGATGCAGGGTGTGGCCGCCGCGATCGGGCTCCGGGGTTCCGGGCGCCAAATAGAGCGCATCCTTCGCCGAACGCGGATCCAGCACCGCGCGCAGCTGTGCGGCGACATCGCACGCCGGCTCCGGCAGCGTGCGCTGCACGTCAGTTCAGCTTGTGCTTGGTTTTCAGCATCGCCAGCGCGTTGTTCACCGTCGGCGCCGCGGAGAATTGCGCGGCCGCCGCCTGCTGGGCGCGCGTCGCACCGGTGGCCGGCGCCTGGCCGCCGCGACCGAGCGGCCGGCGCGGCGGATCCTGCGCCGGCGGCACCTGCACCCGGCGGCTGTTCATTTTGCGGAATTTCATCGCGTCGGCGAACACCACGACGTAGCGCGGATCGAGGATTTCGCTGTTCAGTTCCTGATCGGAGTAGCCGACGCTCCTGGCGAACTCCTTCAATTCGGCCTGCAGCGCGGTGCGCTTCGCCGGGTCGCGCCATTCGGGGATCCATTGCATCAGCACGTCGTTGCCGACGCGCAGCATCTCCTGCTTGCGCGCGAAATCCTCCTGCTGGCGCAGCTGGCCGAGCCGCGCCTCCTCGGCCTTGGCCTCCTGCAGCTGATCGTAGCGCGCGCGCTTCTCGGCCCACTCCATCGGGTTGGTGCGCGCCAGTTCGACCCAGTCGGTCGGCGCCTCGAACTCGCGCGACGCCGCCGTGGTAAACTGTGCCAGGCGCTGCTCGAGTTGGCCGCGCATCGTCGACAGCTGCGCGTAGGCGTCGGCGAATTGCCGCTGCTGCGCCGAGGTCTCCGAGGATTTCCGCGTGTAGTCCTGCGTGCGCATATAGCCGTTGAGCAGCTCGGAGAGGCCGACCTGGCGCTGCTCGCCGCCGATCGTCACGCTGAACGACGGCTCGGCCTCCGCCGCTTCGCCGTCGTCCGCCGCCTCGGCCGCGCCGGCCTCGCCATCGCCGTCGTCGTCGTAGTCGCCGCCGATCTCGGCGAGATCCGCCGGCGGCGGAATGCCGTCCTCGTATTCGCGATGCGCCAGGCTGCCGTTGCCATTGCCGTTGCCTTGGCGCGGCTCCGGCTCCGCCTCCGGCTCGGCGGCGCGCCCGAGCGGGCCACCGCGGCCGTTGCCGCGCGCCTCGGTCGCCTGCTGGCGCTTCGCCTGCAGCGCGGCCAGCGCGTCGTCGACACTGAACGCCCGCCGCGCCGGCGCCCCGTCAGGGTCCGGCCGGATGCCGCCGGGATTGCGCGGCGCCTTGGGATCGTCGCTCATCGCGCCGCCGCCTCACGCCGTTCGGCGCGGCGGTAGCGGTCGGCCTGCAATTTCGCCTCGGTGATCACCGACTCCACCCGGCGCTCGATCTCCTCGATGCAGCGATAGCGCATCCACATTTCCTCTCGCTGGCTGACCCCGTCACAGCGCTTCCACGTCGCCACCGCGTCGTCCTTCATTTCCTGCAAGAGCAGCGCGAACAGCGGATTGCTGGCCAGCATCTCGGCGGCACGCGTGCGGTCGAACCCCTCGGCGCCGCTCATGGCGCGGCCCGCGGCGCGGGTGGCGCGGGGAATTGCGGCCCCCCGGCGGCTGCCCGCTGATAGGTCGCCAGCGCCTGGATCAGCTGCGGTGGCAGGAACATCCGGCTGTCGCCGAGCGAGGCACCCGGCCGCGGCGGGCCGGCGGCACCCTGCGGCGGCATCGGGATGGCCCCGGGCGGCGCGCCAGGCGGCGCACCCGGTGCCCCCGGGGGCATCCCTGGTGGTGGCGGCGGCGGCCCCGCCGCCGCCTGATACAACGCCGCCGTCACGTCAGGCTCGCGGTCGAGCAGTGCCACGATAACCGACGGGTCCAGCGAGAGGTCCGGGTATTTCCCCATCAGGTCGGCAAATTGCAGCATCGCGGTCACCTTCGCCTGGTCGCGCGCGCGGTCGTCGTCGAGCAGCATCTGCTGCTGCTTTTGCCGCGTCGCCGCCGCATCAGCGACGGCGCTGGCGTTGGATTTCATCACTTCGACCTGCGCCAGCAATTCGTCGGGCGACGGCTTCGGCGGCGGCGGCGGCAGCGCGAAATTGCTCGGCAGATCCGCGAAGTAACGCCCCTGATTGCGGATCCCGGCGGCCGCCAGCATATCCGCCAGGGTGTTGGAGTATTGCCCCAGCGACACCAGCGGATTGGTCGGACCGAGCGTCTGCAACAGCGCCTCCTGTTTGCCGGCGATCGCCGACAGGATCTGCAGCCGCTCGGCGAGCGTGCCGCGACCCACTGCGGGGTCCACCACGACTTGGAACCGCGACATCCACGCGCGCGGGTCGACCGGCACCCATTTGCCGCGCAGCCGCACCGTACGCGCGCGGTCCTGATGTTCGCACATCATGTCCAGCACGCCGGCGTAGACGTGCTTCCAGCCCTCGGCGATGCAGCGCATCACCAGTTCCAGCCGGTCCTGCGAGGCGGAGATCTGCGCCGAGATGCCGATCGCCGTGGTCGACTGCAGCGCGTCGGCGTTGAGCCCCTGGCTGCCCTGGGTGATGCCGGTACGCTGCTCCTTTATCGCCGTGAGCAGCTGGATGATCGGCGCCGCCTGCGGGCCGATGAACGGCTTGGTCAGTTCGCGCACCGCGCCCGCCGTGCGTTCGCGGATCACCGCGCCCATCTCGGTATTGAGCACGTCGTCGACCGGCACCTGGCCGTCGACGATCACCGTGCGCGGGTGGATCGACTCCGCCATGCTGTCGAGGATGTTGCGCATCACCCGCGATGAGATGTCCTGCAGGTCGCCGACCCGGTCGGCGTAGGATTCGCCGATCGCCTTGTGCGCCACCAGAAACGGCGTGATGCGCGCCAGCTGCACATGCGAGGCGCCCTCGTTGCTGATGATTTTCTGCGCGCTATCGCCGACCGCCTCGATGTGGCGCAATTCGGCGATCCCGTCGCCGTCGAAATCGATCCGCACCCAGCCCTCGGTGTAGGTGACCAGATGCATCGACGTGTCGCCCGACAGCGACCGCCCGACGCCGGCGGCCAGCACGTCGCGCTTGTTGGTGACCATATTGGCCTCGCGCGGATTACCGGCGGACGCGTAGTCGGCCAGCGCGTCCTCATCGAAGCCGCGCGCCACCAGATCGGACACCGGGATCACCCTGACGATGAAGGTGCCGCGCGCATCGTGCGGACCCGAGGCGTCGGGATCGATGCGCACCAATTCGGTCGGCACCGCCTCGATCACCGGGCGGTTGCGCGGCACGCGGCGCGTCATGGTGATGTCGTAGAGCAGCAGCGGCGCGCCGGGGCGCAGCTGCACCAGCTGGCCCTCGGGCGAGCTCTGCAGGCCCATCATCTCGTCCTCGGTGGCCGGCCGGCGCACCACCTTGAGCGCCCGCACGCCGGGCTGGGTGATCAGTGCGGCGGTCTGCTGCTCGAGCAGGCCGGCGTATTTCTCGGTCGCGACATCGACCGCGGTGTCCCAGTACCAGCGCACCCAGCCGGCGCGCAGCTGCATCGCGTCGAGCGCGCTGTCGTGTACCGCGCGGAACCCGTCGCACTCGTTGAAGCACACGTGCTGCACGTAGGCGGTGGCCTGCTCGGCCTCCTCCTCGTCGCCGTCGGCCTGCGGGCAGAACTCCACCGGGCGCTCGGCGCCGCAGAACACCCGCATCACCGTCGGCATCACCGCCTGCACGGTGTCGCGCACCTCGGTCATGACGATTTGCGAGCGGCCCGGCTCCTCGTCGCCCATCGCGTCGCCGTTGTAGAGCCCGAGCGCGCGCACCCGCGCCGCATCGAGGCGGTCGGAATATTCCGTGGCTTCGCGCCACAGCGCGCACCACGCCGCGGTGAGCTCGTCCTCGTCCATCGCCGGGCGCTCGGCGATCAGCACGGTTTCGCGCGCCGCCGTCTCGCCGGCGCCGAGCGGGTGCTGCAGATCGGCGTCCGGCGCGTGGCCGATCGTGCTGACGGGGATTGGCTGGGTGCCGCTCATATCTCACCAGATCCCCGGGCGGTAGAACATCACCAGCAGGATCAGCACGACCACCAGCAGCACGCTGCCGCCGCCGTAGTAGGGATACGGGTGCGACGTGCGATAGCCCCAGCCGGCGCCGCCGAACGCCAGCAGGATCAACACCAGCACGAGCAGCAGAATGATCATCGCGCGTCCTCCGGCGCATCGCCGACGTCCTCCGGCGCATCGCCGACCACGACTCCCGTCCCGGGGTAGTAGATCCAGCCCGGCACCGACGCCGAGCGGAACGGCCCGGCCGGCGGCCGCCCGGTGGCGCGCGTCACCGAGGCGTAGATGGCCTGCAGCTCGGCCAGCGCCTTTTCCGGGGTGCGCTTGTCGCTCACAGCACGCCTCGGATGTTCCGGCGTATCGGTTGGGAGAGGCGTCCGGACAAATACGCGGCGGCGAGATACGCGGCGGGAGAAAATGTGAGGCATAGCGCGTCCGCGGCATCCGGCGAGGATATTCCGCGGCTCCTGAGTTGGTCTTTCGACTCGACCTTCAATTTGCCGTCGCTCGAGAACCCGTAGCGCGGCGCGCAGAGGTCATTGCGCAAAACGTCGTCGTACGGCAGCGATACCGTGCGCGTGGCGAGCCAGTCGGCGACCGATTGCCAAAGCTCGTCGCGCAGTCGCACGAATCGCCCTTCGTTGGAGGGTGATTCCGCGACATTGACGTCGATCGCCGGCAATTTCAGCTCGCGCAGCCGGTCGGCGACGCCGGCACCGAGGCCGATCGCGTCGACCACGATCGCCGCCGGCGGATTTTGCGTCGTCGCCTTGTATTCCGCGACAATCGCCCCGGTTAATTGCATCAAATCGAAGCGCGACCAGCGGCGCGGCGGCTCGGTCACCACATTGCCCTGGCGTTTCAGCAAAACCGACTGATCGGTGCCGAACCGTGCCACGTCGACGCCCCAGATCGCCGGTTGCGACGCATCGATCGTCGGGATGCGTGCCATCGCCTCCTCGACCAGCTGGGCGGACACCAGGCTGTCGCCTTCGCTCACCGGAAATTCGCCGAGCACGCGGATCCGGTAGTGGTTGCTGTCGGCGCCGTAGCGATTGGCGATTTCCTCGGCGAACTCCCGGCTGGCGCGCGGGCTCTCGAGGCAGGACACCCGGCGGGTGTACCAGCGGTCGGCCTCCAGCGTGTGGGTGCGCCAGAACATGCCGGTGAGCCGCACCGGATTGCCCGCCAGGATGGTGATCGCGCCCGCCGTCGACATCGAGCCCTGCGCCGCGACGAACACCTGCTCCGGCACCCCCGACGCCTCGTCGACCACCAGCAGGACGTTGCGCGAGTGGACGCCTTGCAGCGAATCGGGTTGTTCGGCGCGCGAGGTGCGCGCCGAGATGAACGCGTCGTCGGGGCGCGCGCGCAGCATCACCCGGTCGGACTGCACGTCGAGCAGCGCCTGCCAGGCGGCCGGCAGTTTCGCCAGCCACGAGCGCATTTCCGGCCACAGCGCGTCGAACAGCTGCGGCGACGTCGGCGCGGTCACCACCACCTTGACCGGGAAACGGGTGAGCAAAAACCAGATCATGCTCCAGGCGAGCAGCGTGGATTTCCCGACGCCGTGGCCGCTACGGATCGAGATCCGCGTGCGGCCGTGCCCGAGCTCGACCAGTACCTCGCGCTGCCAGCGATCCGGCTCGGCGCCGAGCACTTCGGACACGAACCCGAGCGGACTGCGCGCATAGCGCGTCAGCAGCACCGCGAAGGCGTTTTTCGCGCCGGCGAGCTCGGCGGGCGAGGGCGCCAGCATTACGCCCCTTCCTCCCGCAGCCGCGCCACCAGGCCGCGCAGCCGCACCACGTCCTCCGAACCCATCGGTTTCTTCGCGCGACCCAGTTTGTGCAGGAAGTCCACCTCCTCGAGCGACAGCGCGCCGCCGTGGCGCACACAGAGCTGCAGCGCCTCCGACTGGGTCAGCCCGTTGAACTGCTCGCTGTCGCCTTTGTCGCTCATGGGAAGCCACGCGAAGGCAGCCGTCGCCTTGCAGGCGGCTTAGTCGGCGGGTTTCGCCGCATCGCCGCCCCCCTCGCTGGTGGCCGGCGCCGCGTCCCACAGCGGCAGTGCCTCGTGCGGCAGCGGCGGCAGCGCCTCGCGCAGCAGGTCGGCGTAGTCCTCGGCTTCGCCCTCGATCGGCGGCGCCTCGAGGTCCGCGGCCACCGCGCGGGCGGTTTCCAGCCGCTGCACGGCGTACAGGTGCAGATGCAGCGCCTGACCGAGCCCGCCGCCGAGGTCGACCTCCTGGCGCGGTTTGCCCCAGCCGCGGTCGGCCAGCGCGTTGGCCGCCGCCACCCGCGCCGACGGGTTTTCCCGCGCGTTGCGGCACACGTCGACCAGCGTGCGGATCACGTCGGGCGTGTAGCGCCTTGCCAGCGCGGCGATTTCCTTATCGGCGGGCCGGCCGGCCGGGTTGCCCGACCGGCCGGGCGCGAACGACGTCGCGGTCGGCGTTGGGTTGGCCATTCAGCGCCCCCGCCCGATCCGGCGATTTCCCAAAAAAATTTTTTCCGCTGGCAATTTTTCACCTCGTGCCCGCATGGGGGCGCCGCCGGCGACGGGGTGGCTTGGCGGCCCGCCGGGGGGGGTCCAGCGGCCAGCGGCTGGCGACCCTCCCGTGCCGGTGCCGCCGACCCAGCGGTCGAGGCGCCCGCCTCAGGGTGCATCAAAGGGTGCCTCGACCGCAACCCCTTGATTTAAGCCACACTCCACCGGTCACATTATGTCAAATACTATGACCAGCTCATCGCGTGCATGCCAAACCGCAACTACAACCGGAAAAACCGTAACGATCGAGTAGCCCGATACCGGTTTTTCGGCATCGTTACGCGGCCGACGGCCACGCACTTGGTAGCCGGCTACGTCCGTGCCTGGGGTTTCTGAGGCATTCCAGCGCGCTGGCGCGATCACCTGAGTTCGCACGTTGTACGAACGCGACGATCGACTTTGTGCGATACCTTCGACCCGTAAGAGCCTATCCCTCTTCACTTCGCACAATCTTAACAATCTGTACATACATCCCTACATGCGCGCGCGCGCGCGCGCTAACACGGAAACTACCGTGAGATTGTTCAGATCGTGCGCACGGGGAATTGAGGGTTGCTATCAGTGGCTTAGCTAGATCGTTGCTCGCACGGTGAAAATCATCACGTTCGTACAACGTGCGAACCCAGCGGCGTAAGGCATCTGATAACCCGTCAGCCCCTACGCCCTAGGCCAGGGGATCGCAAGGGGCTGGCAACGCCGGGATTGAGCCGATACGCTTGAGCCATGGCCTCGTTAATGGATTATTTCTTCGCACCCCGTCGCGGCCTGCTCGACGACGAAGCGGATCCGCGGCTCGGACCGGGCGGCCTGCTGGCCACCACCGACGAGTATGGCCGCGCGCCGCCAAGCGCCGCCTGAAAATACCTTGCCGCGCCCCACGCCTTATTTTCGCAGAACCCGCAGAAATCTCTTGCATGGCTAGGGCGAATTGCCCTATACTTCCACCTATCAAGACCGGCGCCTCGCGGAATCAGGGGTGGAGACAGACAGATGACCGACGACACTCGCACCATTAAGACAGGCAAGTATGGACGCTTCACCGTCCAGCGCGTCACCCTGAAAAACGGCCAGACCGGCTATAGCTTGGCGTTTCGCTTCGATGATCGCGAGGTAGCGCGCATCCGCCGCATGGCTGGCGCTAAGTGGCTCGAAGGCAGCAAAGTGTGGTTTATCCCCGCATCAAGCGACGCGCACCTGGCGGCCTATCTCGCAATCGAGGTCAAATAAGATGGGCAACTCGCGCGGCCGAATTACGCTGGCGCCACTTCGCACCACGATCAATGGACTGCAAGGGATCGGTGGGACATTACAACCCCCGTCACGGTGGACGCCAATCGCCGACATACAGAGGGGCGACGGGACGGGAGGCGTGCTGGTCCAGCATCACCAAACGCATCTCTATGCGCTATGGACTGGCGTGGGATCAATCGAGACCCTGCCGCAACGCAAGGTCGCGCTTGCGCTTGCTACACTCAACAGGACTTAACGCCTTCCCCGTCCTAAAGGACGGGGATTTCTGCAACCAGAGGGTGACGTTCCACCCCGAGCAATAGGTTCAAGGCAGCATTGGTATCCCGGTCATGTTGAACACCGCAGCCGTCGCAAACCCAGTCTCTCACTCGCAAACCTGCGATACCTTTAGGGCCGCTGCGCGCACCGCACGCAGAACAGGTCACGGAACTTCCACGTTCGTCGGCCTCGACATATCGCGCCCCGTGCCTCATGGCCTTGTAGCGGAGCATCGACCGAAAGCTAGACCACGACGCGTCCAGCACGGACTTGGCCATGTTGGTCTGCGTCATCTTCTTGGCATTCACGTCGCCGACCACGATCAGACTGTTCTCCTGCACGAGCTTCGTGGACTGCTCGTGGAGGTGGTGTCGCCGGGCGTTGACCACCTTGGCGTGGATCGCCTTGGCTCGCCCCTTGTTGCGCGCGCGCTGAGCCTTGGCCAGTGCTCGCTCGTATTTCCGGTAGTGGCGAAGGTTCTCGATCTTCCTGCCATCAGACAGCGCGCCGAGCGTCTTGAGGCCAAGGTCAATCGCGACCTCGCCCGCGCCGCAGTTGGGCGCATCGGCCACCTCGACCTGGAGGTTGAGATACCAACGCCCGCGAGCGTCCTGCGAAAAACTGCCTGCATTAATCGTGGCTGGATCAACGGGTCGGCTGAGCCACAGGCGATACCGTCGCTTAAGGTGGATCACGGCTTCGCCGTCCAGCTTGATCGCGCGGGCGGCAGCGAACGGAACCCAGCCGAGCGACTTCTTGCCACGCCAGCGCGGCCGCCTGCGGTGCAGATTGCGACTGGACACGAACTGCTTGCAGACCGCCTGCACGGTGTCACTGTGCAAGCCCAGCATGGCTCCGGAGCCGGTGGTCAGCTTGATCATGTCGAACGCGCTGGGCCATCGCTTATTGTGTCGGCGCGATGCCTCGTGGACCTCGCCACAGTAATTCCAGACCCGGTTGACCGACCGGCTCAGCACATCGAGATGTTTGCCAGTCGTCGCGTCCTTGATCCTGTAGCGGTAGGTCAATATCATGCGCGCCGTGTAATTGGTCTGCACGGCAAATGCAAGACTTTCGACGCGAGCGGCATAGCGTTTCCAGGCTCACGGCCCATTTGGTCTGCGTCACCAAGTATCGGCGCAAGGTGCTGGACGATGCAGCTTTGGACTGGTTGCGCGAGCACGCGGCTAAGGTGTTCGACGGAATGGGATGCGTGCTGCTCGCCTGCGATGGTGAGGCGGACCATCTGCACCTTCTCGTGGAGTATCCGCCGAAGCATTCGATCTCGGTGCTGGTCAACGCCTTCAAGGGCACGGCCAGCCGTCTACTGCGTCAGGCCCGTCCAGATATCGCCGCTCGATACCGCGACGATGTGCTTTGGTCCCCCAGCTACTTTGCGGCCTCGACCGGAGGTGCCCCGCTGGAACAGGTCAAGCGATACGTGGAGCAGCAACGGGCCTCCGCAGCACCGTGAGGCGAGCGTTGCTCGCCCCGCTATCCCTCCCCGCCATGAATGGCGGGGTTTCTCGCGGAGACCTCGATGACCGCCGCCGAGTTCCGCGACCACCTAGCCGCGCAGGGATGCTACCAGCGCGAGTTCGCGCGCTACGTCGGCGCCAATGAGCGCACCGTGCGCCGCTGGGCCGAAGGCACACAGGACATCCCGAAATGGGTGGCCGTGATGCTCGACCTGATGGAGCGATTACAGGCCGTCGAGGCTCAGGTCGGGTCACCGCTGCCGCTGCGCCGACGGCGAGCGAGCCGCACGCCTGGCTCAGGCGCCGTCGCCCTCGAGGTCGAGGAATAGCGCCAGCGGCACCAGCACCACGCGGTGATTGCCATCGCGGAAATACACCGGCCGGTCATGTGCGACCGCGCCCGGCGCGCGCATCAGCTGCGAGCGCCACACGCCCGACGTGCCGCTGACGCCCGCCCAGTGGGTGCCGGCCATGATATGATTGAGCTGCGCCGACAGATTCGCCACCGCGACGT